TGCGTCACCTGTGACAATCGAACGGACGAACTCCGACTCCTCGGAAACGGGGTCGTCCCAGCGACCGCCTCTCTAGCCTTCAAAACCCTGCTCTCCGCTATGTCCACTCCATCCAGCCATCAAACGCGCTCCTAGACCCCTCCCAGCTCCAGCAATCAACATCCGAATCCATCCATCCAACCACATACCACCTGATACTTCGCAATCAGTCGGGGTTCGCAATAAATGCCGCCGCCGCGGGGGGCGTAAGTCCCCCAAGAGCGTAGCGGCGATGCATTTATTGACTCCCTTTTAAGGGAGTATGGAACTCCCTTTTAGGGGAGATAGCGGGGGGGGCTGGGAACTTTGTGCTACCGTAGTCTGAAGTTCCTTTTGGATACTTGACGGGTGTCTTGAGACATGTGACCTTGGTTCTCTCATGAGTTACTTAGACAACGGTTCCACCCTCCGCGCCATGTTCCGCCTGATGCCGCCCATGCGGCACGATGCCGATCCCACGAGGTCCGAGGTTGTGGCCCACATCCGCGAGAATCTGAGGTGTGAATTGGGCCGTGCGATTCGTGCGTTTGATTCGATGCGCCATTTGAAGAGCGCGGTGTTGATATACGATCGGATCCATCGCCAGTGGCGTGGGTGTGATTGGGTGCCTGCCGAGGAGGTGGATAAGATATCACTATTGATGAGTGTTGTTACGGAGTTGAAGCGTGATATATCGTCATTGAGATCGGAGCTTCGGAAGGTGAAGAACGAGATGGTCTCGTTGCGCCGGCGCAAGGGTGGCAGGAAGGATGAGGAGGTGGCCAACTCGGAGGATGATCCGGAACCTGAGCAGCAACAAGCCGCTCCCCCCGAAGAGAAAGCGGCTGATGGTGAAGACTGGTTCAAGGCTATGCGCGTCGCCTTGGACGATGTGGAGGTGGTTGCGGCTCCTTTAGTTGCGCCCCGGTCATTAGCATCGGGTTCCACTGCTCCCACAGAATACCCTTGGGAGAATGCTGAAGATGAAGTGAGCTAGACTGGAGCCGCGATCCGCGCTTGCAGAAGGCCAACTGGAACCTTCTAGGTTTGTTTTGGCCTACCTCATGGAGAACGGCTATCTCACGCGCCCAGTTGGCGAGTTCGGAGGATCCGAAGCCTGAGTGGGCCAGTTCCATAGTGGTGAGTGGTTCGCCGCCATCCTTGCGCTGAGGTTTGGCTACATGGTGCATCCAGATCCAAGCGACCTTGGTTTCATGTAGGATGGGCTGGAGCTTGTTGCGAAGGAACACGCTGACCTCGCCTTGGTCGCTGAGGTCACCTCCGAAGTAGGAGAACAGAGGATCGGCTACGATGACATCGAGCTTGGATTTGTGGATGAACCGGCGGGCGTAGGCGAGGAACTGATCACCGGTACGAACGGTCTCGGTCCTAAACTCCAGATTTTTCTGAAGCTGGTTCATCTGATCAAGACTGAATCTCTTATGCACCACCCCGCGGAAGGCTTCGGCGAGGTCGCCCTTGTCGTTCTCGGCCTGGATGACCCCGATCTTCAATGGCTTCACCGGCTTGATCCCGAAGAAGTCGAGGCCGAGGCACCAACGGATGACGATCTGCATCATCAGGGATGACTTTCCGATACCGGTACCACCGCTGACGATCATGGATGAGCCGCGGGTGAGCCAGCGTTTGCCGATCAGGTTATCCGGATCGTTGTCCGGATCGAAGTCCATGAGGTCTTTGATGGTGACCACCGTGGACTGATCGTCATCGGTCTCGCGTGAGGTGAGGTAGTCCTCCCATGATTCTGAGCCGAGGTTAGTGGCCAACAGCTTCTGCTGGGATACAGGACTCCGCCATGCGCCGGGGAGCCGGCTGTAGCGCGAGGGATTCTTGTTCTTGGCATCGATGCCGGGGATGCTGCTGTAGATGATATCCCGGCGGATGTCCCACTCTTTGCGGTTGGGCGCATCGACGCGGACCCAGGCATGGACGGACTTGCCACCGGAGTCGATGAGTACGGTGATGGGTAGGCCAGAATCTCGGAAGAGCTTCTCCTGTTCGGCCTTGGGTTTGTCGTCGAACTCCACCAGGACATGGCGGTACGCGCTGACATCATTGTCGGAGCCGCTGTAGAGGTTGGGCTTGAAGGGATTGATGCGGACGAAGATCCCTTCGCGTTCCTGCGATAGGATGCGGGACTCGGGACCATCGAAGCGGGCGATCCATTCCTCGACGGGTATGAATGATCCAGCACTAACTGGCCTACCCTCCTCGACCGCATCACAGATGCAGACCACCTCGGTGGGTGCGAAGGCGGCTTGAAGGAACCGCCGGAACTCGCTGGCTTGAGGATCGGGCGGTGTGATTGGTGTGGGTGTGGGCCGCTTGAATGATACCTTGGTGATATCGAATGGAGCGGTTGAGGGAGCCGATCCAGATTGAAGGAGATGGCCGGCTGGCTTGGAGTGAGACTTGGAAGCGGCCTCGCGGAGTTTGTGGATGAGTTCGATCTCAGACCAAGGGGGTTGGCAGGATTGATTCCAGTTGGAGAGCAGGCCAATAGCATCGCTCTTGGATAGTTGGAAGCCATGTACGAGGCCGACGGCGGCGGTGTAGGTAGCTGAGTGTCCGGACTGGCCAGAGACGGCTGGCGGCACCTTGGAAAGCCAAAGGGCCGCTCGTTGGAGCGGTGTCATTGTCGTTGTTTGTTTGGGACTGATCGTTGGGGGCTACTTCATTTTGTCTATCTTCATCATCCGTTTGATGGCTTGGGTTTTGGGGGAATAGGCTCCGATCTTTTTGGTGCTGGGCTTGGCGGCGTATGGGGCGGCGGGCTTGGACTTAACTTTCTTCATAGGGTTTGAACTTGGTATGGAATTCCGAGGTGAGGCGAACGTAGATGTTGCTGCCTCTTTGGTAGATGATGACGGGAGCTTTGAGTTCTGCGAGACGATACTGGCCTACATGAAGGACTGTGACTATGACTCCAGGGTTGGATCGATTGATGAACCTTGAGGGTGGGAGAGTTGAGGGATTTTCCATATGCGACGTTCGATGGGTTCGGGGTAAGCGATCCAGCCTTTAGCGATGCCCCAAGCAATTATCTGAGCGGACTGCTCGATGAGCCGGCGGTTCTCATCGGTGATGATGGTTCGTTCTTCTTCGGTGATGGGCCCAGGTTTCTTGTTATTTGAGAGGCGGGATTCGTACCAAGGTTGCTCTTGTCTTGGGGTCTTCATGAGGTGATGAGGCGAGCCAAGATACAGTTGCAGTAGGAACCCTTGGTCTTGGCGTTGCATCGAGCGTGATGCACAGGGTTGGAGACGATGTGGGTAGTGAGGTCGCTCGTGAGCTGGACCAGCTCAAGGAGACGAGTGGATGCTTCTGCACAGAGCGCATTGGGGATTCCATCTTGGGTATCTAGTTCGGCTGACAGGATATTGAGCGCGTTGACGAGGTCGTGTGTTGAGGACGTTTTCATTTTTGTTTGTGGACTACGAGTCCGTTGCCTTTGGAATCAACCAGTTCTACGGATCGAACGCTCTCCATGCGGGCCAAGGTCTTGACCATCTCGACGGGGTCATGGGCTTGGGACACGCAAGTGAGGTGGATATCACCATCTCCGTAGTTGGCTTTGAGATTCTCTTCGGTTCGATCACGCCGCACTCGGATGGTTCGTCCATCTGAGAGATGGACCACCTTGATGGATTCGACGAGTGGGAATGCGTGACGGCTCATTGCTTAGAGGTTTTACCGCAATGGGGGCAGTGCCGGCCTAGACCGGGATCGGCGGGTAGAGTACCAAGCCACGAGCAGAGATCGTGGTAGGATCGGATACCGAAGTTCTTCCACTTGAACGGTACGATGTCACGGTTATGGATTGCATGGATGGCGGTCGCCTTGTCTTTGATATCGAGCTTCTCCATTAGGTGCGTGTTGCGAGAGCTGAGACCGGCGGTCCATTTGTTATTCGAGGAATCCCGCTTCTTACCGGCGGCGATGATCTGGAACACCCGTTGCTTTGAGATGTTTAACTCTACACCGATAGCTTTGTAGGTAAGTCCCTTAACCCTGAATTCCCTTACCTTATCAATTGAATCGTTGGTTTTCATGTATGTATGTTTGAGATGCTTTCTTGTTTTCTTCTTTGGTGCTTTATCTATTGCAACGGTATCTGGACTGCTCGATACCGTTTGTGTGCTTTGTGGCACTGGACGCACAGGCCGCTTTGTATTGTGCATCCGCAGCCCAAGCATGCGGCCAATTCGTGACATAACAGTTTCCATCGTTGTAGTTCCTCTATTGTTTGTTTGGTTGTTTGTTCTTGATGTTCCATACGCATGAATGCGAGATACCGTATTTCTTGGCCAACTCTCTGTAGGTGAATGTTGAGTTATCCTTGAGAATTGATTCCCGAATCTTTGCTGGAACAGCTTCCCACCGCCGATAGACCATTGGATCAGGGTCTTTGAAGGTGGGAACTATCCCGAGCATCTTCGCCATTGACTCCTTAGTCAAGCCTAATTTTTGAAGCAAGCTCATGTCAGTAATCGTTTAATGATCAGGTTTCGGTCTTTTATTGATGCTCTTAGAATGCTCTCAAGACAAGCGAGTGGATCAATCGTCGAAACGTGGTTCCATTCCGAATTTCCATCGATGCTCTTGGCTGTCTCCAGACTTTCCACTCGGATAGATCCGTTTGATCGATGGACATATATGAAGGCAAAGCTGTCTTTCATTGCGGCTCCTTCTCATTCCACAATAATAGATCCGCTCTCATTGCGTCGTTCTCGGTTTCGAGTTGTTTCACGCGCTCCGTAACCTCACTCAGGTATTTCCGAGTCGCGGCAAGCTTTCGCTCCAACCTCCGGCATAGCATACCGAGGTCTGCTACGT